ATACCGCATTTGCGCCTGTCATGCCTCAAGTAAAGCGCATGGGTAGGCCAAGAAAGGTAGCAAATGTCTGAAATAGATGCAAGAGATTTTGGTAGGTTAGAGGCTCAAGTAGAGTCTTTGCAGACTGAAATGCAGAGTCTTAGTGCTGATGTTAAGTGTCTTTTAGAGCTTGCTAACAAGTCTAAAGGTGGTTTCTGGATGGGTATGATTATTGCTTCCGGTATTGGCGGCGTTATCACATTCTTTGTTGATCGGATCTTTAAATGAATACCTTGTACGCTGGTAAATACGTATCTCTTCTCTTCTTGGCTCGTGACCTAGCTCACCGTGTCCATTTGAAGACTCGTTCTTTCTCTGAACACTCAGCCACTAACGAGTTCTACAATAACATTATTGAAACTGCTGATGAGTTTGCTCAGAAGTATCAAGGTTGTTACGGTGTCTTGCTTGACATTCCATTGATGGCTAACGAATACAAAGGTACTCTTTTGTCTGTTTTGGAAAAGCATACAGAATGGATCGAAGAGAATCGTGAGAAGATTTGTCCTCGTTCTAACACTGCTCTGCACAACATCATTGACGAAGCTGTAGGTATCTATGACCAAGCTAAGTACCACTTGAACTTTCTTAAATAAGGATTACTAATTATATGGCTACCAAACCTAAAACTAAAACAGCTAAGCAAGCTAAAGTCGGTAAAGTGATGAAAGAATATAAGGCTGGTGAACTGCATTCTGGTTCTAAGACTGGGCCAGCTGTGACTAATCGCAAACAAGCTGTAGCTATCGCCATGAGCGAAGCAGGTATGACTAAGAAGAAGCCTAAGAAAGGCTACTGAGCATATGGCATTGCCTACTTTCCTTTCGCTTGTGAATGACGTCCTTGTACGTCTTCGTGAGCCTCAAGTAACATCTGTCAATGAGAACACAATGAGTACTCTTGTTGGCAAGTTTGTTAATGACGCTAAACGTGAAGTAGCTGACTCTTACGATTGGGATGCTTTTACTACTTCCATGACTGTTTCCACTATTGCTAACCAATACGATGGATACAGTCTCACAGATGCTGGTGTACGTTTTAAGGTACTAGACGTTATCAATACAAGTAGACAGTATATCCTAGAGCCTATGGATCATGCTACTCTGGACGTTTATAACTTCGGTACACTTAATCCTCAAAAGACAACACCTTTCAACTATATCTTCGGTGGTGTAGACACTAACGGCGATGCTCAAGTTAAGTTCTGGCCTATTCCTGACGCATCTTACAACATTCGTTTTGGTATTGTTGTTCCTGAAGATGATATGGTCAATGATGGTGATACAACTAAGCTAGTTAAAGAACCTATCGTGTTGAACGCCTTTGCTAGAGCTTTGGTTGAACGTGGTGAAGATGGTGGTTTGAATAGCTCAGAAGCTTATCTTTTAGCTAAGAAGTCCTTGGGCGATGCTATTGCTCTTGAACTTGCTCGTTCTCCTGAAAATGATACTTGGTATCCAGCGTAATGGCTCAGCAAATACAATCTTACGCTATTAGCGCACCCGGATTTTACGGGTTAAATACTCAGGACTCGTCTCTTGACTTGGCCTCAGGGTACGCTTTAACAGCGACTAATTGCGTTATTGACCAGTATGGACGTATTGGAGCTCGTAAGGGCTGGACACCAGCTCATTCCGCTTTAGCTGCTTTAGGATCAGCCGATGTTCAAGCTATTGGTGAATTGATTACAGTAAGTGGAACAAGTTACACAATTTGTGCAGGTAATAACAAGTTATTTAAGCTTGTGGGTTCTACACTTACTGAATTGACTTATGGTGGTGGCGGTACAGCTCCTACGATCACCGCTAGTAATTGGAAAATGGCTTCCCTAGGTGGAGGTCTTTACCTGTTCCAAGAGGGCTATGATCCACTAGAGTTTAATCCTACGACTTCTACGACACAATATCGACGTATCTCTGAGATTGCAGGGTATGCAGGTACTGTGCAACAAGCTAACGTAGTTATCAGTGCTTATGGACGTCTTTGGAACGTAGGTAGCACTAGCGACAAGGTAACTATCCAGTGGTGCAATACCAAGCAACCTAACAAGTGGAATACAGGTACAGCAGGTACTCTAGACACTACTACTGTATGGCCTACAGGCGGTGATGTCGTAGTTGGCTTAGGTGCTCACAACGGCTTCCTGTTCATATTCGGTAAGAACAACATTCTTGTGTATCAAGGAGCTACTGACCCTTCAGGTACTGGCTTTATTTTGCAAGACGTTATCACAGGTATTGGCTGTATCGCTAGGGACTCCATTGCGTATACTGGCTCAGACATTATCTTCTTGTCTCAAACAGGTGTCCGCAGCTTACAAAGAACTATCCAAGAAAAGTCAGCACCTTTGCGTGAGCTTAGCAAGAATGTCCGTAATGACTTACTGGCGTACCTTACTGCTGAGACTGCCGCTGATATTAAAGCTGTTCATTCTCCTCTTGATGCTTTCTATTTATTGTCTCTTCCTTACGCTAAGCAAGTGTACTGTTTCGACACTAAGGCTCAGTTGCAAGATGGCGCTGCAAGGGTAACAATTTGGAACTCTATTGAGCCTAGCAGCTTCTGTGCTAAGCAAGACGGTACTTTGTTGTTAGGTAAAGCTGGCTACGTAGGTTCTTACACAGGTTACTTAGACAATGCTGCTATCTATCAGATGCAGTATCACACTAACCATACTGACTTCGGTCTTCCTTCTGTTACCTCAATCTTGAAGTCTTTATTGGTGACGGTTATAGGCGGTAACGGACAAGCACTCACATTCAAGTGGGCTTATGACTTCACAGGTAACTTCTACTCTCAAAACATAACCATTCCTACTAATACTATTGCTTACTACGGTGAGAGCGAGTATAATTATGGATTTGATTACTCTAGCGGTCAAGCTCTCTCAGTATTGAAAGCTTATCCTACAGGTGCAGGTAAAGTAGTACAGATTGGTTTTGAAGCTTATATCAACGGCTCACCTTTGAGCATCCAAAAGGTAGAGATTCTCGCTAAGAACGGAAAGATTTTATCATCATGAGTAATTATACCAAAGCAACTAACTTTGCAGCTAAGGATAGCCTGTCACATGGCAACTCAGCCAAGATTGTACGTGGGACTGAGATCAACACTGAGTTTGACGCTATTGCCACAGCTATCGCATCTAAGGCTGATGGTGACTTCACTGTCTTCGGTTTTGTAGAGACTTCCGGTGTCTTGTACATTCAGTCTAGCGGAACTAACGTAGCTAAGATTGATGGCTCAGGTAATCTGACTGTTATTGGCAATGTTATCTCTAATGGCACAATGTAACTTTATACTGCAATCCATAAAGAGGTAAAGCATGGCGAACGAATCAAAATACGATGTTTTTTCTAACTTGGGTTCAATAGCGCCTAAAAGTTTATTTACTACAGCACTTGTTCCACAGTACGATGAAAACGGAACTATTGTTGGGTATGGGCAACAGCAAACCTTTGCAGTCCCAAACGCAATGCCTGTGGGCGTAGATGAAAATAACCCTACACCTCAAGGTTATCAGGTAGCAGTTGGCAATATCGATAACGAACCAATTTTAGCTAATTATGATTACAAAGGTAATTTAACTGGATATGAATCGCGTCAGTTTGGTGTTGACGGTAAAAACTATGCAGGTAATTGGGATGCTTCTGGTGTTGCCGCACCCACGGAAATAAAACCACACGGCGGTAATTTTTTAAGTAATTTCCTGAGTTCAGATGCTGGTAAACTTGCTGCCATTGCTGGCGCTGCTTATGCTGGAGGAGCTTTTGATCCTTCTATGTTGGGTGCTGGAGCTTCAGGCGCTGGTGCTGCCGATGCCGCAACTCTTGCTGAGGGATGGGGAGGTAGTGGTGCAGTTGGCTCAGGAAGCTCTTCTGGGCTTTTAAGTGGCACTGCCGCAGCTTCTCCACTCGCTACACAAGGTAGTGCAGGATACGGACAACTAGGTAGCGGCACATTTGGTGCAACAGGTATTCCAGAAGGAAGCCAGTTTGTAACTCAGGGTGGTCTAGCTGCTCCGGCAACTGTCGGTCAAGGCGGGGCATTAGGCGCTGGTTCTTTTGCTGCTAATGGAAGCACATTGGCTCAAGCAGGTCTTTTAGGCGGCGCAGCAACATTGGCAGGTGAATTGGCTCCTGCAACAGATTATTACGCAGCGGGAACTGCTGGAGCAGGAACGGCTTTAGGGGCTGGCACTGCTGGCACAGGAACATTATTAGGAGCAGGTATGGCAGATGCAGCAGCAGGTGGATTGGGAGGCTTAACAGCGGAACAACTGGGACAACTGGGTTTAGTTCAAGGCGGACTAGGTTTGCTTGGAGGTGTTCTAGGTGGAAATACTGCCGCTGGAGCTAGGTCACAAGCTGCTCAACAGTATGCTAAGTCTGCTCAGCAAGGCGCTAACATGGCTAGTTTCAGGCCTGTTGGAACTACGACAACCTTTGGTACATCTAATTTCCAGATTGATCCTTTAACGGGGCAACTCACAAGTGCTGGTTATCAACTGTCTCCTCAGTTGCAAGCGTATCAAGATCAGATCATGGGGTCTAACCGTCAATCTTTGAATGATGCGACTACCTTACAGAACTTGGGACGTCAGTATATTGCTCAAGATCCTAATCAAGTAGCTTCTAACTGGTATAATCAACAACAAGCTTTGTTGGCCCCTAGTCGTGATACTGAGTCTGCTCGTTTGGCTAATCAACTTCAGCAAACAGGTCGTACAGGCGTCTCAGTTGCTCAAGGAGGTAACTTACAAGCTGCTAACCCTGAGACGGCTGCTCTAGCTAATGCTCGTGCTATGGCTGATGCTCAGATGGCTGCTAATGCTCAGACATACGGTCAACAGCAAGTTGGCTTTGGTCAAGGTTTGTTGAGTAATGCTTATCAGCCGTTTAATGCTGGCTTGACTACAGCATCGAATGTGGAAGCATTGGGACAACAGCCATTTACTTTGTCATCTAACTTGGCTAACTTGTCTTCTACTGCTGGCGCTCGTGCAGGACAGATTCTTGCTACCGGAATGGGGAACAGTATATCATCTCAACAAGCTGCTAATAGTTACAATCCTTGGGCCACAGCAGTTCAAGGAGTTGCTTCTAATCCTTTGACGGGATTGGGTCTTCTGAGTGCTTTCGCTTAAAATAGTAAGTAAGGAATAGAATAATGGCTACAGATAGCATTGCAGGTTTGTTTACAGACCCTTATACAGCCCTTCAACAGCAGTCTTCTGCTACGGATCAACGAGCTGCTCAGTTTGCTCAAATGACTCCTTTGCAACAAGCTCAGTTTGGTATTTACGGCGGAGCTAGTCGTTTAGGTGGGGGCTTGGCTGGTTTGATGGGTGTTGAAGATCCACAGATGAAACTTCAAAGTATGCGTCAGCAAGTACTACAAGGTATGGATCCTACTGATCCTCAATCTATTATTCAAACTGCTCAAAAATTAGCTCAAAATAATGATCGTGTAGGAGCTACTCAGTTGGCCCAAATGGCACAAGAGGCGACTCTTAAACAATCTCAAATTACCAAAAACACCCGTGAAGGTAACGCTGCGATGTTGACAGGTGAGCAACGTAATGCCTCAGCATTGG